CCTTAACAAAAAGGTTTTGAATGTAATTGTAAACATTGGCAAATAATGTAGCAGGAGAATACCACTTGCTTTCATAACCACCTACTATTTTTGCTGAAATATCAAACTTGTCGCTCTCATCAAATAATGTTTGTTCATTTGGATAATCTGTAATTTTTTGTCCCATTAGAATCTTCGTTTTTTATAATTATTAAATCTTAATTTCACTGATAGTTGTACCGGAGCGAGTCTGCTAACAAGAGGTTTCCAATCGGGCTTATACTCCGTTTCAAACATGATTTCTTTATCAACGTAGCTTTCCGTATTTTTAGCATTGTAGTCAGTGATTAAGCACCTGTCTGACTGCATTGTTTGAACCATTAATAGGTTATGGATATGTGACGGAATAGGCTTTGTTTTTATTTTGTAACTCTGCTCCATTTCATCAAACGTCCATTCCCTAACTCCATTTTGATATTGAACATTCTCCTTTGTATAGGTCCCCTCGGGAAATCCAAAGAAGCCTGATATTCTTATTTGATTAACCCAATTTAAGTTAAGATAATCAAAGGTCATTCTTTCACTCCTAACGTCTCCTATAGTGCCATTTAAGTACCATTGAAGCCTAACAGTTACGTCAGCCCTATCTGCCCTATATCTGCATAAGCTATACTCAAAGCTGAACGCTTCTGAGTTACCTAATAAAGAGTCTGTTATTTCAAGAGATACCTTATAAATTCCGTCTCCATGATTTCCAAGAACATCAACCCAATTTACTTTATAGCCAACATATTTGCGACCCTGTGAAGTCACGAATCCAAAAGGATAATCAGTTCCATAAATAGAACCGCCACTCATTGTACCTACTAAAGTTGAGCCTTTCCATAACTTATAAACTGCTCCACTTGCGGAAGATGAACAAGCCTCAATAAACGATGTAAAATCATTTTGAAAATTATCATTTGGCTCATCAACGTTTGCAAGAACCTTTATTTTAAATTGTGAGCAACAATCCCAAAGTTCTTTATTTGGCAATAATAAACTTGGAAGCCCTCCTCCTTGATTAGCGTTAAGGGTTTGAAATGTTTTTGTAGCTGTTTCTCCGTCAAACATATTTTTTCAGTTTATTCGATTATTTTATTTTGACCGTCCTCCGTTAATTTATCTTGACTATCCTCTGTTATTTTGCCACCTTCGGTAACCTCATCTTTTTCATAAATTCTTGCAACGATTGTATAATTAATGTTCCCTGTAGGAAGCAAAGTATTATCTATAACAGCCTCGGCCTTTATCGTTGTTGGGTTTACCTGTGTCAAAACAATCTTTTCATCAAGCCCCGAAATAGGTGTAAATAAAGTCAAAGGTGTTGGTGTTTCCCATTGACTTGAATATCTATTCCTGCCTCCAATACCTCCCTGCTCATAAACCTCAATTCCAAAAACAACTACAGCGTCAGCAATATCAAAAGGAGTAGTCCTTTCAAATGTAGCCCTTATTAATGTAGGTGCAAATGCTTGAATGTAATCTATTCCACCTGCAGAAAGAGGTGTTCCCGAAAGTGTAAAAGACTCTACTTCTTTTGTTGTGAAAATAGGGTTTGAGGCATAGTCATTTATATGGAGCAAAAGGTCGTCGTCTTGCTGCCATTGTTGACCGTCAACGATTCCGCTTACTCCACTTCTTAAATATATCTCCCAATCTGATGTGATATAATGTAGCCAATCTTGATTGCTTCCATTGTTTGGTTGAGAAGGGTTAAAGAAATCGGTGTTCACTCCTATCAATTGAACCCAATATTCCCACCTTATCATAAATGGATAATTGACATAAAATTCAGTTCCTCCACCTATAAAAACAGTTTCTATAGTAATATTTTTGCGTATTTCACCTGCAGGAATTTGAAATATTCGTGGAGTTGAGAAATTCATCACAGGCTGACCTGCAATGTAAATCATATTTACAGGTAAATTCCAACTTTCTAACAAGAATTCGGCTCCGTCTGATATTCTTTTTGCTACTATTTGCTGTCTAAATTCAGTGATGTCAATTATGTCGGGATTTGGGATTGGTGAAAAACTTCCTATTATCCTTGATCTCATAACACACTCATCATTCTTGAAAGTGGTCGGCAAAACAGTACCTGAATCTGTCTCATCTTCCCAATGTCTGAAAAGATAAATATAGTTATTGTAATCTGCAGGATTTGGTGTCGTATCAAACTCATAAGGTTGAGTTATAATTGCCTGTTTATTTTGAATTGCAGCACTACTTGTTAAGTCAGCAATCGTAACCCAAAAAAGGAACCTCGGTGTTTGGCTTTCTTTAAATACTAAATAGGCATCGTTTCCAATTAAAACCTCCATTTGAACGTGAAGCTTATAGTCATTAACTATGTCAACTTTCCACCTGTATATCGTTCCCGACGCTGTTCCTGAATCAACAGGATATTTCCAAATACTATCAGACTGTCCTGCTTCATTTTTAAAAACAAAGTTTGTTTCAAAATCCCTGCCATTTGTTTGATATTCGGCCTCTAAATTAGGAATCTTGCATAGGCCAAGCAGAAGTCTTGTAACGTCCGTAAACGTAACGTTTGTGGCCTCTATATCAAATTCTACTAACTGAATACCACTTAAGGCAGTTAATATTAATGATGTTTTAGGAACCCCTCCGTATGAAAAAGCTACGTTTGTTATAAATATATTCTGTGTTCCTCCATTAAATACCTCGTTAAACCACCCACTATTCCCCAACTCTAAAGGACAATCCGTACTTTGATTTGAGTTTGGGTTTTGAAATTGAGCTGCTGCTCTTATTTGATAGACATGCCTTAAACATTTATTGTTAATGTAATAACTCGGTGCAATAATGTTTTGCAAATCTGTTATTTGAGGTGCTAAAAAAATCGGGAGAACATTTGTTTCATGAATGATTCTAAAACTTTGCCTACCTGTAGCTGTATCCGTAGCGAGTCTGTTAATTGTAGCTGAGCCTATTTGATATGGAGGAAGGCCATTAAATACCATAGGAACGATAGGAGTTCCTGTCGCAGGAATATTCAATGCTGTTAAACTTTGAAATTGACCGTCAACCTTTGATAAGAAATTTATCGGCTCATTGTTTTCAATAAATCCATAAGGCATCGAAACCCCTGTAATAATTGACAGATTGTTTATTATCATGTCAAAGTCAGAGTAGTTATTTGGAAGCGGATTGCCTGTGGTCAAACAATTACTTAAAAGAATATTGTTATTTGTAAACTTATTTATAACAGTAAACTTATTGTTTGTCGCAAAATATCCTGTCCCAACTATGTTTATAGTGTCACCAACATTTAATGGAGAAAACCTCCCTGAATTATTGAATAATTGATTTTGGAAAACAGGTGTTTGAGTAGTTAAAGGGCTGTTGGCTGTAAAAGAAATCTGAGTGAAGCACTCAAAATCAATCTCAATTGTTAACGGCTCGCCAATTGCAAACAACGACCAATGAACGCTTGTTGAAGGCTTTAACCTATCAATTATTTTCCTTGAAATTATCGTAACAGCCATCTTTTTATTGATTAACTTCTTTAAACTTTTCCTTTATTTCTTCAATTTGTTTTAATAGTCCGCTTTCCTTTAATGCTGTGGCCATTTTTAGCTTTTCATTATCTGTTCCTGCATTGTCTTTGGCATCATTAAGCATTGTTTCAACTTGTTTAAAAAGCGACTCAATACCATTTGTGATATTTTTTACATCATCTTTAACTCTATTCCCCTGTTGGTTCTGTGAAAACATAACTTAAATTATTGGTGTAAATATAAGGTTCTTTTGTTTTTATTTCTGCAAAGTTATTCCAAATATTGAATTTTACAGACTCTATTTTTATAATTTCACCTGACTCATTAAATGCATTCGGGTTATTCTTCAATGATAGGTAGTTTTGCACCGTCAAAGGTACTGTTGGAAACGTTCTTTTTTTAAATTGAGAGAAATAATCTATAGAATAATAATTGTCAAAGTGCTTTTTTGCTGTAGGCTGATTAACCTTTAATTTACCGTCGGTGCCAAGCGCCAACAATTTATTTTCAGAAAAAGAATCTGCTTGAAGCAGGAGCATTCCTATCCTATTATCCAAAACGTCACCCAAAGGGTCATAAACTATTGGAGTTATTGTAGGAATATCAGGGAAGTCAAAAGAAACGAATGTTTCAATGAAGTTTATCGCATCATTTATTAAATCAATAATATCATTGATCACCCCAATTACTGCATTCAAAGCGTTTACTGTAGGAATTATAATTGCATCTAAAACCTCATTAATTGCATCAAAAAATTTCTCTATAGGTGTTAACTCTGACTTCCTTTTACCGAGGGCAAAGTTGAAATTTACTTGCTGCAAACCCCTCATCAATACCATTTTTTGATTAATAACATTTATTGGTTTTACAGTAACTTGAAAATTAGTTCCCTTCCAATCTGTTATAGTGTTTGATTCAATTAAATCCCACTTAAAACTACTATCAAAGTTAGCCTTAAACTCATCTGTATTTAACGTGAATTCAGGGTTATAAATATCAGGTATAGTGTACTGCGGAGTTGATGTTGAAAAGTCCTTCCTTTCAAATATTAAGGTGCTTCCCTGTAATATTATTTTGCCATTAAATAAATCTTTTTGATCTACTATAAATTGAGCAAAAGTACCTGCAGGAAATCCAAACTGCGGAAACTCATTTGGTGAGAAGGCTCCCAATATTCCAAAGTTAAATTCATTTTGAGGGTTAACAGGAACGACCGACTTCTTTGGAATTATATAGTAATCGTTTGGAATTACTGAACTTTGAAATGTCAATTGTAAATGCTGACAACCTTTCTCAAATAACCTTCTTACAGAAATACCTTTATGATATTTTACCCTTTGAATTATTAAAGCGAATATTTGTTTTACCAACAAAATACAAGCAATTAACAAAGTAGTAAACTTTAATATTTGAATAATGATGTAGAATATCATTCCATAACTTATAGGGTCAGCGGTCAAACTTGCTATGGCTGAAATCAAATCCTTTCCTGCAGCAATTAAAGATTGAGTTACAAAGGCAAAACCTATCGTCATTGTAATCATTTTCTGATAGTCAGGTATGCTGCTTATAATGTATGGAATATCTATAAAGTCACTTTGAGTAATTACGCCAATTGAAAAAAGATATTCGAATGAGAATCCCGAGGCCACATCATTCAACCAATCAAGTGAATAGTTTGCTTTTGACTTTGCTGTTATTCCAAACTCATTGAAAACAGTGCTGTCTGAAAGGTCAATGTATCCATCAAACACGCTTGACGTAGCACCCTGTGAGTCTGACTGCTCAATTCTAAAAGGTATCCCCTCAAAAATATAGCCATTGGTTATCCAAGTGTTAACAGCGTCAATGTTTTCACGAACAAAATTCCAATCATTGATAGTTATTTGCTCTGACTTGAATTCATTATCTGAAAAGTTGACCTCTAATGACAATTCTCTCCAATTTGAAGGAGGGTTTATGATTGAATTGTTTAAATAAAACTTTATATCACTTGCCATTATATCCTGTTTTTATGAATAGTTATATCTTTCATTCCCTTTTTTACTGTGGTTTTTATGATGTCACCCAAATTACTTAACTCTACATTTTGGACAGGTTTATTATTTATGGCCTCTGCAATCATGTCTAACTTTTGTAATACTCTAAAGTCCATAACACTTTTAGGTGACTGCTCCACCTTATTTGAAACACTTCCATAGTTCAAGAGAATCCCTTTATTGTAGGCTTCAAGAACATTTGCTGCTTCATCATTTGAGATATTCCCAATCTTTTGATTTTGTGAAGGATTAAAAATACGTTCTTTTCCGTCAACTGCAATCACATAACCGTCGGTGCCGGAGTGAACCTTGCTCCCTTGAAGGTCACGACCTACGTTTTCAGTTCCTTCAATAAAATTCCCTGAAATAACTGCTGCCAAAGTAGTGTCTATGATTGCTTTTTGGAGGGCTGTAGTAGGCTCTGTTTTGGCATAACTTGAAAATAGGTTATAGAATGCAATTATCTTTTGTTCCCTAACTTCCTTTTGTTTTTGCCTCTCACTTTCAAGTGCCAACTTTGCCTGTTTCTGTCTTTCAAAAGCGAGGGTGTTTTCTAAACCCCTTTCAGCGAGTCTTTGCTGCAAAGATATAGCCTCCTCATTTAACTTTTGTTCTGCAGCTAAAGCATCAGCCCTTAACTTATACCTTTCCTTTAAAGCCTTGTCAAGGTTTGCGACCACCTTATCTGTTTCAGCAATGTCCTTTTGAATTTGCTTTTGAAATTCAGCGTCCTTTTTTAAGGCCTCTCTTTTTTGCTTTAGAAACTCCTCAAAAGATTCAATTTCACTTGCATAAAACTCCTCCATTAATGCTTTTTGAGTAGTGTTAAATTCAACTGCTCCTGCGATTTGAGCTGCTTCAAATGATGAAGTTCTTTTTTCATTCATCTTATCAATTAAAGATTGAACCTCTCGCATTTCACTATTTATTGTTTCAGACCTTGTTTTTGCGACAGTCATGTTATCCTCATCAATTAACCTTTGAAGTTCCTTGCTCCTTTCCCTTCGAGCGTTAACCCAATCTTCAAGTTTTTTATCCCTTTCCTCCCTTTGCTTTTTTTCCTCCGCTGCTAACTCTTTTGCCCTATTTGCAGCCTCCTCTTTTTCGGCTTTGGCTGCCTCGGCTGCTGCTATTTCTTTTTCAAGAACCTGAGTTTTTATAAGTGCTGATGATTCATTCTTAAAGTTTTTCTGCAATTCAAGCAAGTCCCTGTTAAATTTCCTTTTGTTTAACATTTCTTTGTAGTCACCCCTGTAGCCCTCCTCCATTCTTCCATTCCTTAACTCTGAAAGGTTTAAATCTAATTCTTTAGCTAACTTTAAAACTGCATCGGAATAATCTTTTGATATTTTCTTCCTTTCGTTGCTATTTTGCAGTTCTTTTAATTTAATATCGGCCTGTTCTTTTGTGATTTTGCCTTGCGCCTCTGATAATTTTATTAAATATTCAGCCTGTTTATTGCCTAACTCTTTAATGTTTGTAGTGGTTCTTTCAATGTTTTCATTCAATGTTTCAGTGATGTCTGAAAACGAAGTGAATGACTTTATAACGTCATAAGTAACATAACCTATACCTGCTATCGCTGCTGCAATTAAAGTCAAAGGATTCAACAATAAAGCCTTCCCTACGTTAAACAATGCAACCCCTAAGGCCTTTAACCCCGAGACTATTTCAGTTAAAGAAATACTACTTATAACTGACGCAAATGTTTTTGCTTTTTCAGCTGCTCCTTGAAAATCTAAATCAGACAAATCATTACCTACTTGGCCAAATATATTTTTTGCTTGTGTCGTTTTAGCTCCTGTGGCAAATGCTTTAGTTGCTTCTTTAGAGTCATTTATTTTGTCTTTTAACTCCCCTGCTGCTTGACTTAATCTTATAAACTCTTCGGTTCCTGGCTCTAAATCCATTAAAGCCTTTTGTACTTCTTTTAATTGCTTTGGATAGTTCCCGACATTTCTTTGAAATTCGCCCACCGATTGTTCGGCATTCCTAATCTTTTTATCAAGTGCTTGAAATTCCTCACCCAAAGATTTGTAAAGTTTACCATTGGTCCTTCCTGTAAACTCTAATTCCTTTAGCTGTTTTTTTATCTCATTTAAGTGCTTTGTGCCTTTTGAGTATTCACCATTTAAAGCGTTCAATGACTTTTCGGCTGCTCTGTTTTGCCTGTTAGTTAACTCGGTGTTCTTGATCACTTCACGTTGAGTTCTAACCTTTTCCTGCAGCAACTTTTCAGATTGCTTTAACACTTCAATTTCGCTTTTCTCAATCAGTGCTTTTTGTTTAATTAAAGCTGACGACTCTGCGATTGCTTGATTAAGTTTCTTTACATCATCATAAGACTTCACTTTAAAAGTGCTTACAAATTGCTTCTGAACCTCCATAGAACCTTTCAATTCGTTCTTGGTATCCCTAACTATCTGCAGAAACTTTTCGCTGCTTGAAATCGCATCTTTAAATGCATCTTTTTCAAATAGGTCACTTGCTGATAACGCTTTTCCTGTACTCATGTTAATTTTTATTTTTAAGTGATTGCTCCTTATTATATTCTCTTAAATATCCATACCATTCGGAAACAGTTATTTTTTTAAGGTTTATCTTGAATCCAAACCATCTTTCTAACATAAGCCTTGTACTTGACAGGCCGACACCTTTTAGTTCTTCAAGAGCCTTTAATTCATTTATTTTTAATTCAATTAATGTTAAGTTAAACCTATCCCCTGTAATTGCAAGTTCAAGTTCTAACAAACATATATCCTGCAGGAGGTCAATCTGCTCTTTGAATTGTTCTGAAATTCCAAACTCATCAACTAATTGTCGTTGAATATTTTCAAGAGCCTTTACGCTGTCGCCAAAATATCCCTTTTTTTTAACAATATATTCGTATTTGTTTTCATTTATTACTTTAAAGTAATTATGAATAGGCATCTCATCAATGCTGCTATAAAATACTTTTTTTAACATAGTCAATTATTATTGGTTTTGATTTTTCAACTAACTTTTCAATGCTATACTCGTTCAGCCCCACGAATTGACCAAATGATTTTTGCAAATCCTTCCCCTCTTTTATTGTGTTCGCTGAAAGCATTAATTCAAGCGCGACTATTTTAGTTTTAAAAGTTGAATAAAGAAGCCCTGTATCTCGCATCGTAACTCTGTCATAAGGCTGCCCTTTTTCCTTCTTCATTGCGATTGTAAAGTCGGTATAGACTTCACTCGGCCGAGCCCTTCTTGACCTCATTGCCACCCCAAAAACATCAACCCCTTTTTCAAATAATTGAATGTCTTTGTTTAAATGTATTGCTTCCATTTGGATTTCCTTACTACTTATAACCTCCTTTGTTACCTTATCTTTCGATAATTTATGAAGTTTATTTGCAAATAATTCAAGATTCCACATGATGCAAATGTATAAAAAAAGCCCTAACATTTACGATAGGGCTTTTCATTAAGTTAATTAATTTGTTAAACTACGACTCCTGTAGTTCCTAACATAGTTGAAGCATCAAGTGAATTCTTTTTAAGCAATGGCTGTAAAACGTCAGCCACTACCTGAGAAGGATACGTTAACGTATATTGACCTGCAACTGTCGTACTTTCAACTACACTCACTAACGTTACGTCAGAAGCATCTGTAATATTATAGATTCTACTTGCAAGTAAGCTGTCACTTGATATGAAATCAGAGATTGTTAAACCACGAACAGGAGTTTCATGAATAATGTCACCCTGCTTAATTTTCAAGTTAACAACCATTTCTGTTTGGCTTGTGCTTACAACTGTTGCATAAACATTCATCAAGCCCTTTAAGTTAACAAGGTTAATACCTGTAATGTCAGAAGCTAAAATCATTTTCATGTCCTCGTCTCTCTCATCAATTGCCCACTCAAAAGAAAGCATTAACTTTTGAACCGCTGAATCGTTTGTGAAAACAAACTTTGAGTTAAAAGTCGCTGCATCAATTGCGATAGGATAAAGCAATCCATCATTGTTCTTTACTTTACCGATTAAATTACCATTATTGTCAATGATAAAAATACCGAATGTTGAACATTGATTTGCGTTTAATTGACCTGATAATTCAGGGCTGCCTTTAATAATTAAGGCTGTTACATTTCTCACCCCTTGGCGAATAAGGATTTTACTTTGGTCTTCAAAGGTTTCGTAAACAGGCTCTGCTCTTTCTCCTGCTACATTCTTTAATTCGCCTGTAGGATACCAACGCTTTGAGTCGTCGGCCTCGTTTACTAATTGCGTAAAAAAGTTACTACTTAAAGTAACCAAAGGGTTAACACTATTTTCGGTTCCGTCGTTAGCGACAAGAGGTACTAAAATGAACTGTTTTTGTACTCCAATAATTGGATAACAGTTTGGTCTTCCTGTATTTTGAAGTGATACATCACATGAACATAAACTCATTTTTTTATTTTTTATTATTGTGAATAATTAATTTAAACAGGCTGTAAAACTTTTATTGAAAGGTATTTTTATGAGCATTTCAGTTCCTGAAATATTATCATCGAAAATCTTTTTAATTACTCCCGAGATACTTACCTCCCCGAAACTTGCATAGTCATTTTCCTCATAAGAAATTTTATTCGCTGCATTTGTGTAAGCGTAATTTTTAAGTGATAATTCAAAGGCTTTTACTAATTGTTTCATCGGCCTTATTGCATTTTCAATATGGTCACCACGAAGCCAATTTTTTGGGTCGCAATCAACCATAAAATAAATAGCGCAATCAGAAACGTAGTCAATTGTGCTCTCATCATCTTCAAAACTTTCCTTCGCATTTAAGTGAAGGTAAATAAAAGGTAGTTTAAAATTACTGCTCTTTACTTTTATTAATTCAGAGTTTACCTCCAAAAAAGTTCCGTAGTAAAAGAAAGGTACTGCTAATTGGTAAACTGATTCTACAGGTTCTATAATGCTTTCAACTGTTATTGAAACATTCATTTCAACTTCAACGATTGTCATGCCGGAGAGTAGTTTCCCAAAAGAAGCCCACTTCGTATTTGTTGAGTAAAGTTTGTACCTGTTATCCCCCAAATCTTCATAGTCTGCAATTATGATGTTTAGGTCAATTGCATTAATGATATTTCTGATATGGTCCGTAGTTATTAAGCCCATGAGATAGGTAGTTTTAATCTTCCATCATATCCTGTATATTCAAGATCAATGAAATACTCCTCAATAAAATACTGAATTGATAAATAAGAAGACAAGGCCTCATTAAATCTGAACATTATAGTATTGTAATTTATCTTGCTCGGTAAATTAATTGTGCTTTGACTTTGCGAGTTTCCTGCAATAGTATTGTTTTGGCTTTGCTCGGAAGAGAATCCTGCATAGATAAACTTTGCTAACATGATAACCATTCCCTGACTATCAACGTTTTCATCATTTATTACCTCAAAAAACTTATTGTATATCTTTAGAAACTTTAAAGATTGAGGCACTCCGCCAACTAAATCAGCTACAAAAAGGTCATACAATTCCTTTCCTAAAAGTTCAATAAGTATCCTTTCTTCACGTTCCTCAATGTATTCAGTTAATTCCGCTGACGTATAAACATCAGTCGCAATTGCGTAATTTCCTTTAAAGTCCGAAAGATTGATAATTATTCCCATTTATTCAACGATTTTTGCAAAGCCTCTTGATACTAAAACGTCTGCTACCTGTATCCCTACATTAAAGATTTCGCCTTCCTGCATACCTTCACCACTCTTGATAATAACTATTTCTGTTGGTTCTGAAGGGTTTTTGTAAGTCTTTGGTACTGCTACCTCAACTGACTCCTGAACGTCGCTTGATTCAACTTGTTTTGATTTTGCCATTGCTTTTTATATTGAAAAATTAATAAAGGGAGGGTTTCCCCTCCCGTTTAAACTATGCTTTTTTGATTGCTGCAATATCAGTCGCAAAAGTACCTTTAACGAACGCTGTTCTATCGTTATTTTTGGTTACTAAAGCACCTCTCCACTCAGCAATAATAGTTCTCAAATTCTTGGTGAAGTCGTTTCCGTCCAAACCAATTGAGATTCTAACTCCTTGCTTCGTGTATAATGTAGCCATATCAAATGCTCCTACTAAATACGTTCCTACAGTTACAAGTGTAGTTGGTATCATAGGCACTCCGTCCAATAATAATTGACCTGCAACCAATGACAATCTTTCGATATATCTTTTGTCGGTGCTTGATACCTTTTTGGTTTTCAAAGCTGCAATTGTTGTCGGGTTTAACAAAATAGCTGTTGGCATTTCTTGTTCTGCAAGTGCAATTTGATTCATTGCCACCACTAAAACGTCAACTTCGTTTGGATTGTCAACTTCATTCGCTGAACCTGTCGCGAAAGTTCCTGCAGCAAATGCTGTAGCAACTGTTCTGATACCATTTAAATTCGGTGCTGTTCCGTTACCACTGTAGGCTGTATTCTCAACGTCCTTCATTAATTCTCTTAACAACTCATTGTTAATTTCAGCGTTAATGAAATCAATATCATCTAACATTTCTGTAGAAACTTTAATAAATGCAGTACGCTTAATCACTGCTTGTGAAGCCACTACTAAATCATAGTCAATTTGATTCTTTGTTGCTCCTTCCGCTGTTCCACCTGCAGAACCGTCTTTGTTAGCTTGATAAACCCAAGAAATGATGTTTGAAGTCGCTGTTCCACTTGCAAACAAATCCATTAAACGTACTCTGCGAGTCGCAATAACATTTAAACCTGTGATTCTTTGCTCTACAGGAACGTTACCACCTGAAACATTACCTGTAATGGTCATGTCTCCTGCAGCCTTTGTCGCAAAAGAAAACTCATTTCCTTTGATGTCATGAAGTTCACCGTTCTTTAACGCTTTTAATTTTTCAATATTATCCTCCAAACCTTTGCGAACGCTGTCTTTAAAAGTTAAATTAGTTCCGCTTTTTTCGTTTTCAGATAACTTTTTGATCATAAGACCGTGCTGCTTTAGAATTTCATTCAAAGATTTCATTTGGTCAATTCTATCCTGTGCCAAATTCTCCTGCATTTCCTTTATCGTAGCAAGATTCTTTTCAGCACTTTCATCAATTAACCTTTTAATCTCTAATCTTGAAGCTTCATTTTTAGCATTGTAATACTCAGCTAATTGTTCAGGAGAAGCATCCTTTAAAAAGGTATTTAACTCCTCGCCCTTTAATTCTTTAAATTCTTTGTTCATTTTTTTTAGTTTAATAAGTGAATTAATTTGTTTTTAGTGAATTGAGTGGAGGTATCCGACTCTTTTGAAGTGATTATATCGGCTTCAATGACTTTGCTCTCAACCGAAATGGTCGGAGTATATTGATTACTGCCAATTACGACAGCACTTCCTTCAATGATTTTAGCTTCGGTAACAGCCCAAAACATTCCCTGTTCCTCGGCATCTTGTCTGTTTACTACCTGCCCAATGTACTTGTCCCAATTTGCTTTCTCCTCGGCATAGTAAGAGTCACTTGAATTTATGCAAAGAAACAAGGTCACGTATTGCATTCCTACAGAATGATTCCTAACATAACCTTTAGTGTACTGCTCAAACATATATTCATTTCTTTCAGCCTCTACTTTTGCATTGAAAACCAAAGCTTCTGTTACTCCTGCAAATGAAGGATAACCTAAATCAGACCACGAATACATTTCGGCACTTGCTTTAACCTCATCTGAAATGATGTTTTCAAATACCATTTTATGCTCCTGCAGGAGATATAATTGTCTTTGCTCACTTAAAGTCTTTTTCCATAAGCCTTTAATGTGGACGTCTCCATGAGAATCAAGAACGTTCGTTGTATTGATTATAGCTTTGACTGATATGCTTTTTATTAACTCTAACGTATCTTCGTAGTCGTCCTTATTAGCTGATTGCTTAACTACTTTTGACTCGCTTACAGGGCAAATTACAGAGTCAGCAATTTTCATTGATGCTTTCTTTTGCGCGATATACAACTTCGCATTGTCTTTGAAGTGTTTAAACTTTAATTCTTTCGTTGCAAACTCGGTCATTTTTTCACAATTTTCTTTGTTTTTACTAATTGCTCCCTCGCTTTTTTTACTTCTTCAACTTCTTTCTTTGATAATTTTGCCATTTCTTTCGATGTCAAATGTATGAATAATTTAATTTACTGCAGGAATATTTTTTTGTTCCTCGGGAGTATTTGCAATCGGCACCCCACCAATCATTAAAATATCAGCGTTATCCTCGGGCAAAGTTTCATAGTCTAACTCCCTTCTTACTTCGTTGGCTGTTAATATTCCGTTTTGTTTTACCATAGTAAATATTTGAGCCTTCCTTAACTTGTCCTCCTGTAAAGCTTCAACACCTGAAAAGTCTTGACGCAATCTATATTCGCCTACAGGATAATGATTCTTGATAATGAATGAAAGTCCATCACAAACCTTTTTGCTTAATGGAATGATGCAATTTGTATACATTGCCTTCTCCGCTTCTAACCTATTATTGTAAGTCTTATTTTCGGGGTCATTGAATAATGATGAATCAAGACCATAAACATTACAGAGTGCACGAGTGTTCACGACCCCTTTTTCAATTAACTGCAAATCGGTTGAGCTCATAGCCATTTGGATAAACCCGAGGTCCTTATTGGTGACTTTTATTTTACCGAAATTATGAGTGCCACCTGTTTCGTTGTTCCAAGTATTTTGGGCTTCCTTTGCTTGTTCGGGAGTCATTGGTATATTTGACTTATCGGTTATCATACCTATAGCCCCTCTGTTTTGAAGGAGTGCTGCATCGGCTTCCCACCTGTCGTTCCCTGTTTTAACTACCATTGCAGCAACTTGAATCGGGCTTAAACCATAAAGGTCTTCATTAAAAGAATTGAAACAAGGGTTATGGAATTTAATGTGAGATATCTCCTCCATTGTAAACTCTCTGTGAGTCCTTCCATAAGTAAACAGGTACTTATATTTAGGAATAAAGAAGTCTTGGTTTGATTGAATTGTCACTGAGTCAGAAGGCAAAATGTCAATGTCTTGGTAAATATCCCCCTCTATAGTAGTTCCACATTTGATGTAAGCGTTCCCTGTGGTTAATAGGTATAGTAATATCAACTCATGAACATCTCCCCAATTATAGCCTTTAGCAGGATTTGGGTTTGCCATTAAATCAAAGAGGGTGCTATTTTGGACTTCCTTCCACGTTCCATTGTTAAACCTTCGTTCAACTATCCATTCCTGTGCCTTGCTTACGTCAACTATCTTTCTGATTATTGAATAAACATCTACATTAGAACCATAACTTTGACTTATTAAAGAGCCATTATTTAAAGCTAATGAGTTCGCTGCAAAACTTCCAAACATTTTATAAATATTTTCTCGTTGTTGCTCCGTAGTTCCGAGTGACCTAATCCAATTTATAAATCCCATTTTATAGTTATTTTTTTACAAATGTAATTCTTTTTTTTAACCAAAATAAAAAGCGACTGCAGGAATTAATTCATCAAAGGCATACCTCAAAGGGTCAATTAAATGATTCATTGCATCAATAGGTGTTTCAGACTTCTTATCATGCCAAGTATAAGCCCTTAATTCCTCCTTTAAGTTCAGGCTGTTGGGTGTTACGATTATCTGATAGTCCTGCATTCTCTTGATAGTATTCCTCACAGAATCGGCTCCTTTTGCTGCGGGTTTGATATTGAAACCTGCGATTGAAATGTTTGTGATGCCTCGGGCATCAGCACAATCGGCCACAATTAAAGTGTTTTTATTTTTGATCAATGAATTCATTTCTTGAATCAACCTTTCTGATGAGTTCCCTGACCTATACATTACCTCATCTGCATAAATAATCTTTTTCTTTTTATCAATTGCTACCTTTATTAAAGTGTCAGGGTCTTTGAAACCAAAGTCTTGGCCATAAACAAAAGGCAAACTATCATCAAATTCACCCTCCTGCCAATTTTGAAATATTGCGCCCTGCAAAGTTCCTATTTCACCGAGGCCATAAACCCTCCACCAATTTGCCCAATATTCAGAGTGCTTTCCCTTTTCCTTTTTTTCTAAAAGTTCTTCAAGTTTATTCGGTGATAGGGCTTCATTATCAAGATAGGTCAGCAAAAGAAACTCGGCTGCCTTCATAGGTAAAACCTCATCATGAACCCAAAATGCTCTTGAAGGATTGAAGTCAATATAAACCTCATCAGACCTTCCCATAAGTTGATTCGCTATTTCCCACTTGATGTAGTTTGCTTCATTCAGAAAGAGTATATCTCGCTTTCCTGCAGCGTGAGCCTTCCCTGCCTCATCGAACGCTTTAAATTGAATCTTGCTGCCACTTGCAAAGGTATATTGGAGAGGGCTGTTTATAAAACTATTCTCATTCCACCTGTTCGTGTCCTTCATTATTTCTTTGAAAATATCTAAAGCACCGTCTTTTACTGCTCCTAAAGTTTCAGCGACAATCGTAATCTTTAAACCTTTCTCACGAATTGCACGATCTATAAGTATCGGAATTATTGAATACGTCTTTGATGCATAAGTCCCACCTTGAACCACCCGAATAGGTGACTTCATTGCATAAATTTTCTTTAATGCTGTGGTTATTTGAAAGGCCATTTATTAATCAAGTTTGAAAAGAGGCTGCTCATTGGTAACCTTCATTTCGCCCTTTGCAGGAGCATAGTCTCCCTCTATTTTACTTATTTCAGTCTGCAGTCCTATGATAACAGTTCGTAATCTTGAACGCTCAGACACGCTTAATTCACGCGATACTTTTTGCACCCTGCCATTTACGACCACTGTGTCAAATGTTTTATTGTTTGATAGTTCATAAATGCAATTGTCAACCTCTGCTTTGTAATTCAAAAGACGTTCTGTTTTGCTGCCTATTTTTGTCTTGATTATTGTCAACTGTTCCTCGGTATGCTCGCTGTCCTTTGCTTTTTTAAGAACATCTAAATACTCTGAATAGTGCTCATTGGCGACCTTCCACGCTCTATCAAACGTTCTTTCGCTTGTTTGCCATTTCTTGCCAAAAGCAGACATCACATTTTGTCGTGATACGTTCCCTGTCTTTAAATGGTCAGTTATAAAATCAATGTATGCGTTCCTGTTATTCATATTATTTTGGAGTCCATGACTTTGAAAATTCTTTATCCTTAAACACTTCTGACTTTGGGATACCTGCTCTAAAAAGCAACCTAACTACTTCTTCCTTTTCCATCATTAATCTTGACATGATTTCCTCACCTGTTACTCCTTGGTTAACCATATCGGTAACTATGTCTGACATTTCAAGAACTCCATGAGTACCTCTCGCCCTGTTATGACGTATCGTGGCCATTTGCTGTTGAGCCTTGTCTTTAGGGTGAACCATAACTGTCGGCACCTTCCCTCCGGTGAGAGCATAAATTTCTTTTGAGCCCGAAACAGTCCACCTGTGGAAACCGTCAACGATTGTATGGTCAGGGTTAATAACGATAGGTTGAGTCCAACCGTCTTCAAGAATTGATATTTTAAGAAGCTTCATTTCTGCAGGAGCAACTTTGTTCGGGTTATAATTGTTTGGCTTTAATAGTTCTCTATCAATCCAATTAATTTCATCTAAAGGCTGTTTCATTTTTTACGTCTTTTTAATTTATATTTTTCACTTCCAAATTTTTCAATTGCTTGGTCAAATGTAGTAAATCCTAAATCACGTTGAGCTTTAATCGCGGCTGATTCAAGAGCGGGTCCTGTACGTCCTTTAAAGTCACCTTTTATGGCTAACTTACAAAGGAAAGCCCAAGACGTACCTGTCAAAGGGTGAACATTCTCATCGGGAATGCTGTCGTCTGTTTTATCGTAATGTCTTTTTATGATTGAATTTATGTTCTTCTTTACAGCGACAATGTCAATCGTGTCGTAACTTTCAAGAATAATTTCAATCCACTCTTTAAAGGTCATTCCGTCGGGCTTTGCCTTTTTACCGATTCCATAAAGTTCGGTGTTTGCATACCTCCACGCTGTAGCAACTCCCTTAACTCTTGCTAACATTTTATGCCACATTTCAGGAAAGCACTCGGCATAGATCCATAAGCCTCTTAAAGGCTCCTCACCAAATGGAGGGCAAACTCTTTGCGCCAAAAACTTATTGTTCAATTTTGTTTGATTAAATATATCGTAGGTCTTATTATAGTCCCAACCAAATTTATGGACCGCCAACCAAACGTCCTCACTGCTCCAATCGTAAATCGGGTGAGCAATTGAAACGTGACCTTCCCTCGCGATATAGTTATCATTCTTTTTTGCGCTAACGGCCTTCATTCTTCGGAAACTTTCCTGTGTCCTAACCCCTGTCAATTGAACTGTTAAACCGTCACTCCTTCTCGGCTTCAACGAGCTGAATTCTTGGAACGAAAGTCCTTTGTAAAAAAGAGGGTCAGAAGTAATCGCATTTTTGGGCAAATTACGAACCCAAAGGTCTTTCTTTTCAGAGTCCCAACAATACCAAAAAGGTTCTTCGTTTGAACAAGCGTTCCTGTGTTTGAATTCAAGACAGTACCAATGGAATGAGTCACCGAACTTTTCGCGTGTCCTTTCAGCGTATTCAATTGTCGGAGGGTGAATTGCCTCCTCATCAAAAAAGTTTATTTGAAACGACCTACCTAACTCCTTTGCGACTATTTCGGTCAAGTTTAACACTACAGTTGAATCCTTTCCTGCAGAAAAACTTACTACTATATTATCAAAGGCTGTAAATAAATACCTGATTCTGTCAAGTGCTTTTGAATAAACGTCCTGCTCTGAATATTCTTTTCTTCTTACTAAAGTCATTTTTTTGTGTTTATGTAACTGTTTGCAAATTCCTCTTGTTTTGCCCTTATGATTAAATATTCAGGAGCATACTTCCAAATCAAATCATACGTCTCTTTTCTTGAACCTGTCCTCTTAAATACTTCATGAGCCAAAGAAACCCAAGTAAACAAATGCTTTGAACCATCGGTATAACATGAAGGAAAAGGCAATTTGTTTTCATTGATATAGTCCCATACGTCCTGCAGAGTCCAATCTAAAATCGGGTGAACCTGTATAGCCTTTAAACTTTTTTTAAAGTATATCGGTGACGGAATAGTGTTCTCTTGCTTCCTTCTGCCAAATAGCATAAGCCCTGCATTCGTTTTTTTTGCAAACTCGGGAATTGCTTTCCAATGTCTTTCTTTGTCAAGAGTAGAAGGCCTCCACCTTGGATTGCAAATTTGAGAGTCCCAAATTTCTGAAAAAGCGACAGGGTTTAATTTATTTGAAAACTGAATATTGTATCCGTAATGTTCTGCTAAAAACTTAACTTCATCTTCTGTTTTTTTAGGCAAAAGGCTAAGCTCACAAAATCCGTCAACGAGCCCGATTGTCTGTTTCGCTAAATGACAGGCAATTAAACTATCCTTTCCTCCTGAAAACAAAAAGAATTTATGTCCTGCAGGTGCTTGGGCTGCTGCTGTTTCAATTATTTTTCGTGCCGAGTAAATCTTTGACCTATCCATTACTTTGTCTTTATTGAATCGATATTTGCTGCTGAAACTCCGTCAACGATTGTTCTGTTTATCATAGGGTGATTCTCATCTTCGGCACCGAAATCACTATCGGGGTGAAATGCAATAACGTCCATTGGCTCATCACTTGTAAAGAAACAATGATTTCCTACTTCGTACTTACCTCCGTCAACTCCTGTAGCGAAAGAAACTCCGTCCCAACCTTTTATGACAAATATCATTCCCTGCTTTAACTCCAAATTCCCAAATGGAGTAACACAAAGACCATTACCTTTGGCCACCACTCCGATTCTGTGACTCGGGTGAGTGTGAGGTGTTTGTTTTATATTGCTCGGGAAATGCAAATGATTAAAACAAGGGTCGCCTTTCTTAACAGGGTGTATCAATATGCTGTCAGTGCAACCGTCAATGTACTTTAATCTGCCCTCGTTCTCTATAGGTCCACCAACTGTAAACATAGCCTTAAAGTTATTTGATGGATAAATACCTTTTGTGTGAAGCACCTCAATTAATATTGCCTTTCCGCAAAAAACGCTTTCAATCTCAAATTCGCCCGAAACTGAAAAGTACATTCCATTTCCAACGTAAAGTTCAGGGAAGTTTGTTCCTTTTATTTTTAAAAGTCCTTTGTAAACATAGCCATAATAAGAGCAATCTTTATCCCCTTTTGGAAAAGAGTTACCTATCACATTGTAATACTTTATAGGATATTCTTTGTTTTTTGAATCATCAAATACTATCCCTGCTCTATCATTCCCAAAAGATATGAAAGCACTATTTTCGCTTCTTGTCATTTTATTTTTTGTTATAAATTCTTATTAATTCCATTAACGCTTCCTCATGTTTTTCAAAAAGAAATTCATGCTTTATTTTATTCAATGTTTCCAAAAGCAAAACCTTGTTGGTGTTTATCATTATCAATTCAAATACTGAATAGTCGTCTGACGTAGCTGAAGGCTTTTTTTCTGCAGTAGTTCTTTCATCATCGAAATGGTCGCCCATTTTTAAGAAGTCATTGCTACCTGCTTGACTGATAAAATACTCCTCAATTTCGTATTCCTCGCAAATAGCGTTTGTGACTTCCGCGTCCATAACGATATTTTCCTTTGCGATAATATTATCTGACAAGGCCATTTCATAAAATTGCTTCGTGCCGGAGTGAATGTCAGTTCTTTTTACTGCGATTATTTCGTTGCCATCAGTTTCAATGATCCTTACTTTTGTGATACCTGCCTTCTCGGCTGTTTCAGTAACTCCGTTACCTGCGATAATCTCGTTGTCATTGCTTATCAAGATTGACCTTCCCAATCCATTTTTCTTGATTCCTTCTTCAAGTTTTCTCATTCCTGCAGGAGAATGAACGTTCGCATTTCTTTGATCGTGCTTCAAATCTTTTATTGAATTTTTCATTTTTTTATTTTTGGCAAAAATAACCAAATAATTGAATCAACAAAATTAAGATTCAAGAAGGCTTTGAATATGGTCCTTGGTACTTGCTTTTATAAAGTCAATTCCGAGCGCTGAAACAGTGCTCTTTTTAACGTAGATTACAATTGCTTCTTTTTTATCAACAACTGACTTCCTACCTGCATTAATTCTGCGACCTCCCTGTGTCTTTTTTTCTTTGATTTCCATTTTTTTTATATTAATCAGTACAAAATCCTGCTTGACATCCGCTGCCTGTTCCAAAATTAAAATCTTGTTGAACTCCTAATTTTTTTATTTGTTCATATGTAATTTTGTCATCTTTCCAAAAACTCTTTCCTGTTTTTTCAAAATTTGAAAACCATTGCATTTTTTCAGTATGCTCGTCCCAATTTTTTCTTAACTGTTGTTTTGGTTTATGGAAGCACCCCACGCAATTTGAATCAGCGGGAAATATTAACTTTGTTGAGTCCGCCCATCGTTTTACTTGCAAATGAGTAATCCTATCTTGAATTAATGGAAAATATCCTTCCCTCCATTCCACCTCACCCCACTTATTTCTATTTCCATTTATTGACTTTCCTATAATTCCCTTAAATGATGTGCTCAATCTATCGGCTCTTTCTTTTTCATCATATCTAAAACCTATTCCCATTTTTACTTTTTCGTTAATATTTTTAAACCACCAATCAAAAATAGGTCGTATTTTCATTTCGGTGGTGCAATATCTTCTAAAAGAGTTTGGCAAAAAACCTGCGCTTTTTTTAATTATATGGTCAAATGAATCACCACTTACCCAAAAAATCTCCTTTCCTATTAATTGCTCTAAATCAATCATTGCTTTTAATGTTAAATCACTTTCCGCTGTTGCAATAAAATCTTCTCCTATTTTATCAGAAACAATTTTAATAAGTGCTTTATCTTTTGGAGCAGATTTTACATCATCAATTTTAACAAGAGCAAAAATATTGTAATTAGCAGGATAATGTACTGCCATATAACTTGATGTTTTACCTCCGCTTAAACTATGTATTGTTTTCATATTATTTTGTGGCTTTAGCAAATCTTTCTTTATCGAAATTTGGGTTCTCTTTTTTAAATGATATTGAAAGGTAACCTACTAAATACGATGCAGCGTCGTTTCCGTTTGTGATGCACTTTTCATTTCTTAATGATTTTAAGGCTTCTGCGATTAATTCAAAATGTTTCTTTGTCATTGGTTTGGTTTTTTAGGGTTTATTTTTTATTAACTATCTCAAAATTTCTCCACCAACCACCTATTAAGTGGTTCTCTTTTAAGTCATTCGTGGTCATGCATTCATATAGACCTGCTCTGCTTGGAACCTCCTTATTTACGATATATTCGTTTCCTGCAGAAAAGCATTTTCCATTATTAAACATGTCTTTTTTTGCTTTAATTTTAGTGCTCATGATTTATATTATATTGATGTTGATACTAAAATTCCTGATTTCATAAATAACTTTCTGTTTGCAGGGCAATTTTCAGCTAAAACATCCTCACCTTTGTCATTCATGAATAAAAACTTCTCAACTGTTCCGTCCTCTCTGATAATCACTCTGCAGAATCCATTACTTGTTATTGAGCCACTAAAGGCACTAAATGAATTGAAAAGATATACTCCGTCACTTGTAATGTATGAAGCCCAAAATCTTGAATATTCATAACCACTTCCTTTTCCTTTTTCCGTAACGTAAAATTGAATCTTTTCACTTTTTGCATAATTCAATACTTGCTTCTTCCAAACTGCAGGATTGTAATCTTGCTCGGGACGGTTTAGCATTTCTTCAACTGTAATTTTGGTAACTTTTAAATTTGCGTTCATTTGGTTTGGTTTTAGGTCGGTCAGCTACATTGCCTTCCGCTCTACAAAGAAGAGTATTCTACTTTGAATAAAAAAATTTTTTTTCAAAATAATTAGAAATAATTTGTAAAGTGCTGCAAATCAGCCAAATATTTTTTCGGATAAATTATACCTTTTTGGTCTTGAAGGCAAAAAGCTATAAATCCAAGATTGTTTAATTCATCGATTCTTGCCTCCTGCAAAGGCTTCAAAGAGTCATTTTTTTCCTTGCATTCAATCCAAACTGACTTCCCCTGCTTCATGCAAAGCAAATCGGGAAAGCCATTGTCAGACAATCGTATAACCTTTAAGACTCTATAACCTTTTTCGGTCATGATCTTTTTTGTTTTAGTTTGGAAAGGTGATGCCATACTCTTTTATGAATAAATGTTTTGTGAAGTTTTTCTTTTTTTGTACTGTTTTGTAAATCCTTGGCTCAATACCGTCCTCTGAAAATATCCAATAAACGCTGTTTTCAAGCCTCTCCATCGTTGTTAGCCTGTCGCGTGACTGCCAATAGCTAACCGCTGAAAAGTCAATGTTAAAGTAAACTAAACAATCGGCCTCCTTTAAAGATATACCTTCCCTCCCCGAAACTATTTGCAGAGCAATCCACTTATCTGACGTTTGGAACTCCTGCAGATTTTCGGTGACCTTTTCCCCCATGACCTGTTTTATGCATTCAAGCTCTGCGACAAACTTATAGAATATCGCAATCTTTTTGCCTTTAAAATAATCTTGAATAAATACTCCTTTTGAGTCGTCAATAACCTGCCTCGTTCCATCATCAAATTTTATAGTCCCTGAATATAATTGATGCAATTTGCTCATTAACTTTGCACCTGTATCAGCGACTATTTCTTTTTCTTTGCCTCTTACAATAAAGTCAGATTTTAACGTATCAATTAACCTATAGGTTAACGGCTTCATCTTAACTTTTAGAATATTTTCAGCGACCATTGATTGAAATCCTGCTTCTTTTTGGGTGAACCTTATAATGTAATCGTTTATGACAGGCATAATCAATTCCTTAATACCTCCCGAATAATCGTTGACTGTCGCATATCCCAAATACTTTAGCTTTATTGAAACATACCTGCTCGCCCACTTGTAAAAGTTTGCCTCGGTGAACGGAGAGTAGTTAGAAACCCAAAATTGGTGATACCATTGGGAATGACTTTCGGGTGTTGGTGTCCCTGACAAAAATATCATAGGAAGCCTTCCATACTTTTTCTTGAACATTGATGTTCCTTTGCTCGGTTTCGGGAAAGAACCGAACCTGTGGTGCTCATCATGAATTATAAGGTCATAATTGCCTGTCTCTTTATGTTGTGACTCATCGTTTATAACTTTCAAGCTATAGGTATATCCAAACTTATTAAAGTCCTCTTGAATAGTTTCTATGGCTTTCTTCTTTGTCATGAATAAAACTGACTTGGCGCCAAACAGGTGAGCAATTTCAAGGGCTGTTAACGTCTTTCCGGTACGAACCTCCATTGAAAGGTAAACTATTCTTTTTTCCTGCAGGACCTTAAGTGCACGATTTGATATTTCTATTTGGTAGTCTCTTAATTTCATTTTGGTTTAGTTTAAAATAAATCTTCTTCCTCTTTTGCATCGGGAATAAATGCTCCCTTCTCAAATTTGCTTATATGATAGTACCTGCCAATTAATGGAGTATTCCCTTCTGAATAGGTATAGCCATAATATTTGCAATATTCTTCAAGCCATTGTTTAAAACGCTTTTGAGATAACCACTTTTTCAAGTCAGCGTACTCCTCAATTAATTGGTTGAATAGTTCGTTCTTGCTCATTCTCTGCTCAAAGGCAATTACATCATGATTCTTGGTCCACTCATAAAATTCGAATGACGTATTTTTTATAAACTTTCTTGTTTCAATATTGTCAAAGTCTGCCTTAACCAATCCATTATTCAGGTAATATTGTGAACATTGAATCATGTAATTGTCAAACCTCGCCCACTCGGCCTCGTCCCACTCATCGAAAAGTAACTTACCGAATTCCATTAATGGAGTGTTTGCCTCGTTGAAATATCCACTTAATTCTACCTCAAACTTCCTGCGCTCAAAACTTCCTCCGACACCCCCTACAGTATAGTTTGTGGTTATGATAACTTTCGGTGACCTTTGCACAGGTAACTTTATTGCATCTTGACCTTTATATTCAATCGTTATACCTTCAGTGATCAATGAAAAAAGACGTTCAAAGTCAAACGATTTTTTAACATCATCAAAAACTAATAACTGACAATCGGTTGAAACAGTTTGATAGGGAAATGATTTGTTGAAGTCAAAGGTCTTTCCGTCAATGCTGCTCACTTTTTTAAGGTGACTCAATGCATTACAGAATAACCCCTTTCCGCTGCCTCCGTTTGGGTTCTCACTTATTACGCTGTCGTTTAGTATTACTGCCTTGTTATTTGCAGAAGTCTTGAAGGAGTGCATTAAATAGCCAATTACTGACTTGAAAACATTATACTTTTCAACTGACTCCCCTGAGATAAGCCAAATAAACTTCCTGAATTCTGATTCGTGGTGGTCGCTTTTTACGAAGTCCCTGTCAATTATTTGGTTTTTCCAAACAAATCCATCAATGTCAATGTAGTCAATGGTCTTAATATCTTGGGCTGTTACGTTAACCACACAATTTTTGTAATAAAGGAAACATTCGGTTTGCGTATCCTCTTTTATTTTAATGTCGGCACTATCAAGTAGTGAGAGAAAATCAATAGAAAATGCTTTTTTGCTTGATGCCATAAAGTCGTAAGGCTGATACGATACGTCTTTCCTATTGAGCAAGTCCTGCAGCACATAATCCTTAATTCGCTTTTCACTTGTTTCCTCAACCTTATTTTGGTCAATTTGAATAAATGTAAATGTCTTGCTTGTTGTTGGAAAAAACTTACTGAAATTATTATTCTCCAACCAATATTTATATTTATGTGGTGACAGGGTGATATTCCCTCGGCTGTCAAAGTACCAATAATCTTGAACGTCAATTGTCTCCCTAATTATATCAACCGCCTCCTCAATCTTATCGGCCTTTAGTTCAGGCATCTTTTTTATTATGTCTTTGGCTGTTTTACCTTGTCTGATTTGCTTTTCAATGGCTGTCCTTGTTACCTTATCTTCAAAAAATTGAGTGCCATGAGCATCTGTTTTTTTGTAGGCTGACTTGCAAAGTGCTTCTATTTCTTTTGCTCCAAAGTCCTTGTCTTGGTATTCCATTAAGACGTTTAAAGCTTCATTTTTTGATATTCCAAAAGAGTTCAATGAGGCTGCCAATTTAAACAGGTTTGTGTTTCTTGAACCCTGTGTCGCTCCATACTTTTTTTGCCACCATTGAGTTAAGTTTGCGACTATCCTGTTATCTGACTGAATAGCAAAAATAGGTTCTTTAGTACCTATGTCAATATACTCGGGCTCCTCAACCAATTCAAATATTTGCGAATCATTGTTTATGAAAATATCCTCATCATAACTTTCGAAACATAACCTTGAAATGTTGCTGCTTGACACGTCAAAATATTCATTATTGAAAAATACCTTTGCTGCTTCAAAATATCCTTTATAGTTATTTTGTGCTTCTGCAGGAACTTTTATTATCACTTTAAGTCCATTGCCCCTTGGAGATATGAACATAGCGTGAACATAAGGGCAATCAACTAATGAGTCCTTTAACCCTATAAGTTCTGATTGGTTTTTAAAGTTATCAAAGTCTAAAGGCATAAGCCCTGAAAAGTCCTTGATACCTTTATCGTTTCGTTCCTTAAATACTCCTTGAAAGTTTATTACAGGAAGCCTCTTTTTAAGTTCGTTCTGTTTTTCCTTGTCGGGCTCTTGTCTTATTTTTAAAACAAGTTCTTTTGACACCCCTGTTTTTATCCTGTTGAAGATAAATTCTGAATCCCTGTGGAATCCATTGGTGATTTCTGTTAGCGATTTGTAAATTGTTACCTGCATTTTCTCTTTTTTGGTTTGGTTTATTTTGGTTTATACACTTTAAAACACTTCACTTTTATTGCTTTCCCTTGCTCTCATTGATATAAAACACTTATACACTTTGAAATTGCTTTTTTAAAAAAGGTCTGCAAGTATAACATTTTTTTGTGTATGTTATGTATAAAATCAGCCTTCAATGTGTATAAGTGTTTTAAGCCTTGTTAATAGTGAACTTTTCCCAAATTTGATGTCAAAGATTTGCTATACACTTCGAGATATTGTCGGCACATCTTAACTCTTTCCACCATTTCTGATTCAATCTGCATGTCCCTTTTTACAGAATAGGCAACCCACCTTTCGCTTTCGGGAATGTGGGAATATGAAATATGTTTGCCATAATTTACCTCTGCAGGAGTGTCAACTAATCCATGAAATACAATGAAGTTCTCGCGGTCAAATAGCCTCATGTAGCCTCTGCCCTGCCAAATGTAATCAGAGTTCGCTCCGTTCGCTGCAACGGCCTGTAACGTCTTGTTACTCCACGAAGCCTTTACGTCAATAATTAAGTTTGGAAGCAATACGTCACAGGTGCCGACAAAATATTCATCAACTACCTTTTGCTTATTCTTGAATACGTCACCCAATCCCAAAACTCTTGCTGAGAGATCTATGACCTCGTTCTCAACGAAGTTACCTTTATCCATATACTTATTGCGGATTTCCTCATATTCATTTGAATACCATTCATTCAAAAATGTTTTCGCTCCGGCAGGAAGTTCGGGATTGTTGAATGCGAATGTCAACTTTTCAAGGTCGGCCTCCATATTAGAGGTGAGTGGTTTCCCACCCCCCTCTTTTCTGATTCTTAACTCATTCATTCTTTCAGTTTGTGACTCTGACAATCCTACCTCTCCCATTATTTTTGACAGGCTTGAAGGGTGCGCTTTAAATACTTTCATTTTTATTGATGTTTAGTTGGTCCATAACTAATTGAAATGCTTCGTTGAATTCCTCTTCGTTTGATTCTTTTACTTCGCCACAAAATGCCAAACCTGCATGATATATTCCTATTCCAAGTCTATCACCTGTATAAACTTGAATGCAATCTTTTTCACTCACCACTTTATAAAAATGAGCAATTGACTTTACATAATGAGGAAGTGTAATTTCTACCTTCTTTGCGATTGTTTCTTGAATAGTTATTTCCATTATATTTCGTTTGTTAATGATTGTTCAACTTCTTTTGATATATCGTACTTTGACTTGATTTGGTCCATCGTGAAGCCATTTTTAAGAGCCTTCATACAACTTTGGTACTCTGTGCTACCTATGGTTAACTTCGTTCTTCCTGTGGAAGTATTATCACTTTTAGGACTTGAAGCTTTGTTCCCATCATCATCGTCGGCCCCAACGTTTAAGAATGACTGCATTCCGTAACGTCTTGCATAAGTTATCCCTGAACCTTGTGCTTGGGCATCATTGGTTTTTGAGTAAACTATTTCGGTAAAACTTTCAAGACTTTCGCCACTTTCGTGAAGCAATAATGTTTTTACGAAGTTTTTACCGTCAATATTTACGATAGGTTGAAGCAGGACTATTCCGTATTTATTCAATGAAGGCATACAAGCCTCGCGAATACTGTTTAGGTCTGCATACTTTGACTTGAAAAATGGATTGCTCGCTGTCTTTGAAGCACTTCCCATTTCCATTTGAGCCTGTAACAAGGCTTTTGAGATTGATTTCATTTGGTTCATTTGGTTTGTTTTAGATTAAATTGTGAATAATTTGATTTTGTAAACATCAAGAGCATTATAGTAAATCTCATCACCTGTTCTTGTATGTCCTTTTCTGCCTCTTAAATTGAAAGTTACTGTTACTGTTTGGCCTTCCGCAAAAGAATTTACGAGGTCGCAATTTTTGTTGATTAATTGAAATTGCACTTCCTGTGGATACTTTGTGTTTGAGTCAAGTTCTAACACTAACCTTGATTTCTTAAAACTGTCAGTCACCTGCTCGGGTGCTTCAATACTCTTGATAATTCCTGTTGCTTCTAACATTTGATTTTTTATTTGTTGGTTTATAATTAATTTACTTTGTTTAACTCTGCATCCATATCTGACTTTGCGTATCGCATTAAGCCCATAACGATGTCAAATTCTAATTTATTCAATCTACCTGCATTAATTTCATTTCCATTACTGTCAAGAATTAACATAGTTGATACTCCTTGCTGAATCGTGAACCCCATTTTGTTTTCTGAATAAATTGTGGTCACAACTGTTTTCTTTGAATAAGGTGAATCACCTTCCCTCATAGGTATATTCTTGACGTTACAATGTTCAGCGCAAACATGAAATAGCCACGCGACGTCTGACTCACTGATTAATTCCTGCTCTCTTGCAGAATCAACCCTGTTCGCCCACTCTAAATACTCCTGTGAATTAGTGATTTCCACTGTTTCTAACATTAATTGCCTTCTTGATAATTTTTTCATTTTGTCTGTTTTTATTGATTATTAAATTATTTGTTCTGTAAATGTAGGAAAAAATTTCCTACTTCCTACTCTTTATGAAAATATTTTTTTATTTATTTTAACTTCCCACATTTTCGCTGAGGTCTTAAACAACAATGGAGTTAATCTCCAACCCCAACGATACCTGTCAGCGATCATTATTGATTGAGCGCATTCGGAGTCAATGAAAACTTTATGAGTCTTTAAATTGCAGTCCCATTGAAGCTTTATTGATACCTTCCCTCCAACACAAACTGACTTTATTTCCCACGAATAGCAAACTCCTTCAATGTATTGCACCCAATAAAATGTTATTCTTTCTGTAAGCACCGAATAAGAATAGAAAATATTAAAACTGTCTTTTGCCATTTTCTTATCCAATGACAAACCTATTACTCTATGTTTTACAGGGTTAATGTCGGTGTTCCCCCACGATGCATCTGTAAGTATCTCCCAATTAAAATCCCTCCTTAATCGTGTTAAAATAGGACCCTCATTGCAATTGTACTCACCTGCAGGAACTTTATACCAATGTCTGAATGTTAATAAGGCCTTAAGCATTTTTGCCTCCTTTTTTCAATAACTCACCTGCTCTTTGTAACCACTCAAAATGATATGGATATTTTGCATTCACCTTACCTGTTAATACGTTCCAAATCTGCCTTCTTGACCATGATGGATTTTCCTCGTGGATTGTCTTTTCGACGTTCTCAACTCCCCTGCCTTCCTTTCGGTTTGCAAGGACTTTTTTGATTACTTTGTTTACTTCTGATTGCTTCATGTTTATTTGATTTGTTGGTTTATAAATTATCAATGATCTTTACCTGTATTTCTTTTGGAAGGTCAAAAAGGATTCTATTGAATAGCTTGTTGCTGATTTGATTCAATTCTTTCAGCTCCTGCTTAACATGATTCCTGTTTCCATTTATCCACGATGAGTGATAGTATTCGGCACTCATTTCAAAACTTGCAATTTCCCTTTTTCCCATTTTTGATATTTGTTGTTTGATTTGACTTTTTAAAGTTATTTTTTTATTGTCTTTTTCAATTATGAAGTCACCGACTGTTAGTGCCATAATACTTGATTCAATGACTTTTTTATAGAGTTCCTTCATCAGCGAAACTATAATAGTTACCTGCTCCACAAATTATAATGTGCTCAATTACTTGACTCCCGATTAAATCCGCTGCTTCCTTTAACTTTTTTGTCAGTGAAAAGTCTGCAGGAGAAGGTGTCCTGTTTCCCGAAGGGTGATTGTGGCAAAGTATAATTGACGAACTTTTTAAGTTTATCGCGGTCTTTAATATTTCTTTAATATCGCAAACCGTCCCTGAAACATCACCCTGTGAAATGAATTTCACTTCTTGCACTTTGTTAGAACGATTCAAGAACATTGCCCAAAACTGCTCCTTATCCATATCTTCAAGAAAGGAAAACAAAGCATAGGCATCATTGCTTGACCTAACCTGCTTCAATTCGGCTGTTTCCTTCCTTCTTACAAGTTCTTTCATTGCCCTGTAGGCCGACGTAGTGTAGAATTCTTCTTGCTTCCCTTTGAACCCTGCTACGTTTAAAAGTTCTTTATCTGTTAGGGCTTTGAATCCATATTCATTGCCCTTGTCTCTTAAAATTTGCTTTTCTGATTTCATGATTATTTAGTAAGTTCTTGGGTTAATTCTTCATAAACATTAAGTGAAAAGTCAAGTTGTTTTTTGGTGTCTGCATCAACTATATCCGTTAAGATATATCCGCCTTCCATAATACCAACCTCGCGGTCAGCATCTTCCCACTCGAATGTCACTATGATTGTCTTGGTTAAAATGTGTTTTTTTCTCATTTGGTTTGGTTTTTGGTTTGTTATTACATCGGCAAAAGTAGGAAAATTTTTCCTACTTCCTAATCATTGAGTAAATAATTATTTTCTTTTAACGATTTTTAACAAATAAGAAAAAGTCAATAAAAAAACCGCCCTGTTTCCAAGACGGTCTAAACCCAAACCAAAGGGATTCATTCAAAAGAGAACACAAATATAAACATTAAAACGTTACCTGCAAATCAATTTGAAAGTGCATTCCGTCTTTTCTTGAAAACTCCCCTCCCCACTTAAATCCTTCCTTCTTAAAGCAATTAACAAACTCCCTTGAAAGCGTTGGTATTGCACCTAATTTATTCCACGATGCATTAAGGTCAATTGCCATTCCCCAAGAATGAGTGCTCAGGAAAGTTGATGCATCTTCAATTTTGCCCTCCTTCATTAACTTTTTAAATTGAGACTCATAACCTCTTATAGGTCGTATATTAAAACAACCGTCATAAGTCCTTAAGTCGGTATGAAGACCTTGCTCAATTAATGATGTCAGCGCCCTTTTAAGAGGTAAAACTAAATTCTTATTGCAATAAATCCTTCTCGGCATAGCCTTTAAATACTCTGCCATTGATGCATCAATGTTGAAAAAAGTCATGTGCTTACTTTCAAAAGATAACTGCTCTTTTATGTCAAGAGTGCTTAAATTATCTAAAGGAATTCCAAACTTGTTAACCAATAAACTATTCGTTTTCATCTTCTTTTACAGAGTGAGTTGAGGTCCACAATTTAAACAAAAGCATTACGACTGAAATGACACTCGGTATCAATTTTTCAGCCTCATCAGCAAGACTCGGGTTACTATCTATTAAAGGCTTGAAAAGGGTCATGATAATAGCTGTAATTACAGCGAAATCACCCCTCTTGCGCCACTTTAAAGGTGTCGGCTTACTGTAGTTCTTGAAAAGTTTTAAGTTCCTCATTTGTTGTTTTTTATAGTTATTAAAAATATTTGTTCCATAATTTTTTAAAGCCTCTTTTTACTTTTTTTGCAGCCTCCTTTAATTCAGAGTATTTGTTTACTAAAAACAGGAAGCACATTCCTATGGCAGGAATTAAGGCAAAAGACGCTGAAATAGTTTGAATAGCCTCCTTTGTTGAAATAGTGCTTATAAACATTAGCCCTGTGGTGCTCGTTCCGCAAATCGTATAAATAAATCCTAACATAAAATTATCATTTATAGTCAGGTGCGAACTAATGAATTCACGAATGTTTGCCAAAATTACTTTTGTTTCAAAGAATAAAAAATTCATGATCTATCGTTTTTAAAGAATGCAATAATACTTAAAATAAAACCAATTTTGCTTATTTTTTTTATCAATTTATTTATAAACCTTTTGTATAGCCAAAGAAACACTAAATCAATTAATATTGCAATTGCGATAATTGAGCATAAAGTGTATATAAAAAAATCCATTACTTTTTCATTAACCTTGCTGTACCATGAACAACGATTCTCCCTGTTCCTGTAAGTGATACATTGCTTATGTTAACTGTAAGTCTTTCGTCCTCTACAATGCATTTTGATGTTGTATTATCAATTCTTGTTAAATTCGTCCAATTTTCTGGAGTAAACCTTAATAAGTGTATAGAGTTATCCCAATATTGAAATTTCAATATTGATTGATATCCAACTGAAATTATAGGATTTGTTCCATAACTTGAACCTGCCTGTCTCCAAACATTTGCTGATAAAACTTCCCAAGCGTATCCTGCAGGAGGTAGAAGGCACTCATCAATAGCAACCGATACACCCATCGCTCCTGTCCCTGTGTTAATAATAGAAGCATCTATTTCTCTTCTAAAGTGAACAATGTCATGAACAAAAACGTCAGTAATATTGTCATAATTTCCATGATAACCTGTAACATTTGGACTTGTTCCTCCGTTTTGAAAACCTAATAATGTAGCTGCGGAAGACGTTGAATTCTCATTAATTGCCACTACTCTAACCAATCCTTGGTCTGCATCATTAATCTCAATTGTTTGCCCTCTTGTAAAATAGCCACCGTTATAGTAAAGAGCCAATTGAAATTTACTTTCACTAAATGTTGAATCACTATGTCTTATTGTGTCAAAATTAACATCATAGAAAAAACAAGCAGGATTTGGAGAAAATGGACCTACTCCGTATGTCCTAAGTAAATAGCCAAATTCAGATAGTTTGTTATTAGTAACTGCATAAACAACAATTGGGAATCCACCTGTAACAGCTGAATCAGTTATGATATACTTTGCATAACGTATTAAAGCACCTGTATCCTGTAAATCTATTGCTGTAGCCCTGTCAACTACAAACTCCTTAACAAAAAGGTTTTGAATGTAATTGTAAACATTGGCAAATAATGTAGCAGGAGAATACCACTTGCTTTCATAACCACCTACTATTTTTGCTGAAATATCAAACTTGTCGCTCTCATCAAATACTGTTTGTTCATTTGGATAATCTGTAA